CAACTGGTATAGGATTGCTTGTTATTGCATTAGGTTCGATTGTAGCCTATTGGGATGAGATTAAGGGAGCAGTTAGTGGAGTAAGTGAAGAACAAAAGAAACTTACAAAAGCATCACAAGAGAATTTAGCAGCAGAGAAAGAAAAGCTAAATGAAATAGGTAGCCAAGATAACGTATTAAAGCTACAGGGAAAGAGTGAAAGAGAAATCTTGATGATGAAAAAGAATCAAGTAACTGCAGTTATTAAAGCAACTGAAGCTACTATTCTACAAGATAAAATTACTACAAAAGCACAGGTTGATGCAGCTACAAGAAACCAACAATTACTTAAAGGTTTATTAGATTTAGTATTTCTTCCACAAAAGTTACTATTTGAATATTCTTCTAAGGCTATTAATAAACTTATAGGACTATTAAATAACATACCAGGAATTAAAATTGATTTTAAAATTAATGAGCAGTTAGCAGATAATGCAACTGATTTTATTTCAAAGTTAGTATTTGACCCTGTAGCAATACAAAAGAAAGCAGATGATGCTGCAAAAGTAAATGAAAACGCAATTAAGAAACTTCAAAATGATTCAGCAGGTTATCAGTTATCGGTTAATGCAATAGATAAAAAAGCAAAAGAAGATGCCTTTGAAGATAATATGAAGGGATTGAAAAAAACCGCCATAGAAACTGAATTGATTGAGGGAGCAACTGCGGCAAAGAAAGCAACAATTAATCTTGATTACGTAAATGCAATAAAAGAAAAAACTAAATTATCAGAAGAAGAACTAAATGAAATAAAAAGAAAGTCAGCAGACCAAGATGAAAAGGATGCAGCCATTGCAAGGAATGCAAAAATAAAAGCGACTTCTGATAGTATAAATATAGTAAGTGATTTATTAGGTAAAGAAAGCGCAGCAGGTAAGGCACTTGCAATTAGTGGGGCATTAATAAATACTTACTTAGGTATTTCTGCAGGTGTTAAGTTGGGGTATCCTGCTGCTATTCCTGCAGTATTGGCTGCTGCTGCAACAGGTTTTAAAGCGGTTAAAAATATAATGTCTACTAAGTTGCCAGGAAAGGCAAGTGGAGGCGGTAGTGCAGGTGGTTCAATGTCATCACCATCTTTATCAAGTTCAACTGCTCCAATAACACCACAAGCGCAAACAACTACTTTATCAAGTCAATCTATTAATCAAATAGGAGTAGCTACTTCAAGGGCATACGTATTAGAGACTGATGTAAGCAGTAACCAAGAAAGGTCGCAAAGATTAAATAGGGCTGCTAGGATAAACTAAACAACTATTTTTAAATTATATATTATAAATATGAAATTGCCTATTTACGATTTAATTATAAATCAAGATGAGAATAATGATGCTGAGGTTTCTTTTGTGGCACTCGTTGACAGTCCTGCAATTAAAAAGGACTTTCTTGCGTTTAAAGAAGAATTTATAGACCCAAATAAAGGAGAACAAAAAGACGAGTTTTTAAGTCGTTGCATTAGTTATGTAATTAATGAGGGTAAAGAAACAGAACAAGCAGTAGCAATATGTAATAGCTTATGGGAGCAACACTTTGAAGAGAAACCTATGGCATTTGCTATACAGTCTGAAAGTGAGCATATCATTACTGGTCCTTTAATGATTCCACAACAATTAATCTACCGTAATTCAGAACAGTTCGGAGAACACTATGTAAAGTTTTCAGTTGATACCATTAAGCAGATAGCTATTAAGTTTAGCAAGAAGGGATATCAAAAGAATGTTAACCTGATGCACGAAGCAGATATGCAGGTTGAAGGACTTACAATGTTTGAGAGTTTTATCAGCGATTCTAAAAGAGGTATTAAACCAATGGAAGCATTTAAAGACTTGCCGGATGGAACTTGGTTTGGTAGTTTCTATGTAGAGAATCCTAAAGTATGGGAGTTAATTAAGAAAGGAGAAGTTAAAGGATTTAGCGTTGAAGGTATGTTTGATTATGAAGCACCATTAAGTGAAGACGAAAAACAATTAGCAGAATTAAGAGAAATTTTAAACAGTTTTTAAAAATCAATATAATAGTAATATGGAAGCAAAAGAAATTTTACAAAAAGTAAAGCAATATTTTAACGAATTAGCTGCTGCACCTGAAGTTGAACCAATGGCTGAAGCTACCGAATATGAATTAAAAGACGGTGGTAAGGTTATGATTGATAAACTAGAGGTTGGCGGTATTGTTATGATTGACGGAAATGCTGCATTGCCAGGAGAAGCTGAATTGGTAGACGGTACAAAAATGACAATAGGAGATAACGGTGTTATCACTGCTATTGAAGTTGTTATCCCTGAAGCTGCTCCAGTTGAAGAACCTATCGTTGAAGATATGGGAACTAAATTTGCAGCTTTTGAATCATTAACAAATGAGAAATTTGCTAGTTACGAAACTAAATTTGCAGCTTACGAAGAAAGATTTTCAGAGTATGAAGCAAAAATGAAAAAAGCAAACAAAGTAATTGATGAACTTTTGAAATTATCAACTTTATTGGTAGAAGCACCAGTACAAGCACCTGATAATTCAGTAAGAACTTCAAATGCTTTTAAAGAAGTAGAAGAGAAAAAAACACTAAATATTTTATTTAACTAAACAATTATAAAAAAATGGCATTAGCTTTTAGCGGATTATCCGCATACACTAAACAACTTGTTAAACCTCTATTGACTAGCGCAGTATTTGAGGCAAAGACACAACAATTAATCCTTGCAAATGGTATCGTTATACCGAACGTTAAAAGTTCAGTAGCTATTCCTTTGATGGAAACAGATGCAGTATTTGGTTCTCAGTCTTGCTCTTTCGATGCAAGTGGAACAACTACTTTCTCTCAGCGTTCAATTACAGTAGGTAAAATTAAAGTAGAAGAGAAAATATGTCCGAAGGATTTAGAGGCTTATTTTACTCAAGAAGCGCTGAAAGCCGGCTCGACTTATGAGGACTTTGGTAATGCAGATTTCCAAAAAGCATTCTTAGATAAAAAGAACGCACGTATTGCTTCTCAATTAGAGACTGCAATTTGGCAAGGAGATGCTACAGGTGCAACCGCAAATCTTAATAAATTTGATGGTTTACAGAAATTAATCGCTGCAGGTTCTCCAGTAAATGCAAACGTATCAGGTTTCACGGGAATCAGTGGTTCAGCTATTGCAACTGTTAACGCTTCAAACGTTATCGCTTGTACTGAAGCTATCTACAAAGCTATCCCTGTTGCAGTATTGAGCAAAGGAGATGTTAAAATCTTCGTTGGTAATGATTGGTATCGTTTATTAATCCTTGCTTACAGAGAGAAAAATATGTTCTCTTACAATCCACAAGATTCTCAAGCATCTTCATTTATCCTACCTGCAACTAACGTTGAAGTAGTAAGTGTAAATGGTTTGAACGGAACTGGTGATGCTTATGCAATCAGTCTTTCAAATATGGCTATGGCAGTTGATTTGGTAGATGAGGAAAATTCATATAAAATGTGGTATTCTGAAGACAACAATGACGTAAGATATCGCGTAGAATTTAAGCTAGGGGTTAATCTAGCCTTCGTAAGTGAAGCGGTTAGCTTTTTGTCTGCAATCTAATTTTCTAACATAGAGAGGTGGTAACCCCATCTCTCTATTTAATACTTATAAATATGCCTTGTGCAATAGTTAGCGGATATACAATAGACTGTAGAGAGACCATTGGTGGTATAGATGCAGTTTTTTTCGCAGAATATGGAAACGTAACAATCAACGATGCTAGTGGTATCGTTACAGGAATTACAAAATTGACTGGAAAGAAATTTTACAAATTTGAAATACCTACTAAATCTAGTGCGGTTGCTGCAAGCAATCCAACAGGTTCTATCGAAAACGGTACTTTGTTTTTTGAGCAAACTTTAGATTTCCCTATCAATAAGAGAGATGCAACCACAAGAAACATCATTACTACCTTAGCTAAAAATAAAGTTGTAGCAGTTACCCTTGATAAAGATGGTACTTACAGAATGTACGGTAAAGGCGCAGGTCTATACTTAGCAGCAAGTACAGGAACAAGTGGTGCAGCAGCAGCAGATGCTAATGGTTATGTACTTAAATTTGAAGGTTCAGAAAGAGAAGATTTCTTTGAAGTAACCAACGCAGTTGGAATAGCTTTGACTACTGCAGGATAGAGTTTTTTAATTTTTAATTTATGCCCCGACCGATGAAAGTCGGGGTTTTTTTCTATGATTAATTTAACAAAAGGACTTACACAGACTATTTATTTCACGGCTACTGAGAAGGCTACCATTAGCAACCCTTACTTTTTATTTGTGTTTATCCACAGAGTAACGGGCGATGTTGTTAAGTTAATGGCTACTAATCAAAGTATTACTGGTAGATACGATAGTTTTGCATTTACAGTTAATAACTATTTTGATTTAAAGGAAGAGGGATTTTGGGGTTATACAATACATCAAAAAGTAAGTTCAGGAGATTTAACAGTTAGTGGATTAGTGTTAGAAGAGGGGTATATGTTTTTGAATCCTGCTACACCTTTTGAACCTACTAAATACGAAGAACAAAATAATAATTTCGTTACTTATGGATTATAAAAATATTATCACAATAAAATTCGCACAAGCGGAGCAACCACGATTTGAAGAAAAGAGGGCTAAAGGGTATGTTGAATTTGGTGGCAATAATAACTATCCTGAATATTTAATTGGTTTATTTAATGAAAGTCCAAAACACGGTGCAATCATTAAAAGTAAAACGAATTATATTTTCGGTCAGGGATGGGATGGTATTGAACAGAAGGCAAACACTAAGGGAGAAACGTGGAATCAAATTACTAAAAAATGTATTTTAGATGATGAACTTTTCGGAGGTTATTATCTACAAGTTATATATAACTTACTAGGTCAGATTAAAGATGTGTATCATCTTGAGTATCATAAAGTTAGAACTAATAAAGAGCAAAACGAATTTCAAGTTAAAAACGATTGGTCAGATAATAAAGAGAAGCCTAGACATTATCCTGCTTTTAATATTAACGACCCAGTAGCAAGTCAGGTTTTATTTGTTAAACAATACAATCCTAAGTCTGATATTTACCCTTTACCTAATTACTTTCAAGGTTTAAATTACATTGAGAGTGATGTACAGGTAAGCAGACATATTTTAGGTAATGCTAAAGATGGATTTGTTGCTACTACTTTAATCAATTTAAATGGTGGCGAACCTGCAGAAGAAGCGAAAGAGGCAGTTGAAAGAGGAATCAAAAAGAAATTTACAGGTAGCGAAGGCGATAGGGTTGTTATTATGTTTAACAAGTCAAAAGATAATAGTGCTGAAATATTGCCTTTATCTTCAACGATGTTAACTAAAGAGGATTTCACAAACGTTAATAATTTAATTCAACAGGAAATATTTGCTTGTCATCAGGTTACTTCGCCTTCATTATTTGGAATTAAAACTGAAGGTCAACTTGGCGGTTCAACAGAGATTAGAGATGCTTACACTATTTTTTCAAATACTTATGTGAATGAAAGACAACAAGCAATAGAAGAAATATTTAACAAACTATTTGAGTATGTAGGTATTAAAGGAGAATATCAATTAATACCAGTTGAACCATTAGGATTTGAATTTGGTGAAGCGGTAATGGCTCAGAATCTTACTAAAGATGAGATTAGACAAATAATGGGCAAAGAACCTTTAGACCCATCAATTAAAACACAAGCACAAGTTATTAGTGATAATATAAATGCTTTAAGTCCATTGGTTGCTAATAAGGTTTTAGAGTCAATGACAACAGATGAGATACGTTCACTTGCAGGTTTAATTCCTGCAGTTGGTGGAAATGTAGTTCCTGATGGTTCTATGCCTGCTCCACAAGTGTTAGGTAACGATTCAATTAAAAACTTAACAGGTAGACAATACCAAAACGTAATGAGGATTGTTAGACAGTTTACTAATGGTAAACTTTCAAAGGAACAAGCTGCATTAATGTTAAAGAATGGATTTGCTTTTACTGATAGCGATGTTAATACTTTTTTAGGTTTAGATACTGAGCAATTTTCAGAAGAAGAAAGAGAAACCGAACTACTTGAAATGTTTGCAGAGTTTGGAGAAAATTTGTCGGATTATGAAGTATTGAGTGAGAAATCTGCAAGAGAGTTTAATTACTTTGCAGAAATTAAGCAGCTAAGCCAATTAGAAGCCGATATTTTGGGTTATATTAAAAAGGATAAGAGAATCAATAGCGAAGGACTTGCAGAGGTTTTAAAGACAGATGTGAAGGTTGTAGAGGCTGCCTTACAAAGTTTAGTTGATAATAAGATATTAGATGTTAAAGAAGTTAAGATAGGAAAGGATAAAATTATCGAAAGAGTAAGAACAAATGTAGAAGCAGATGCACCTAAGCCTAAAAACTTATTATCAGTTGCTTATAAATATGATTGGAGAACAGATATTGTTATTCCTAAAAATGAAAGAGATACTATAGAACATCCATCAAGACCATTTTGCGTTAAAATGATGGAACTATCTAAAACGCAATTATGGTCAAGAGCAAGAATAGAACAAATGAGTGCTAGATTAGGTTATTCAGTATTTGATAGAGTAGGTGGTTTTTGGAATAATGGTGGTACTATAGAAACACAATGCAGACACGAATGGAAGGCATTAATAATTCAAAAGAAAAAATAAATGAGCGCAAATATACTTTTCATATCTGAGAATCTAATTAAAAGCAGAACAGGAATAAGTGATGCTATTGATGGCAAACAATTAAAGCCACATATTAAAGTAGCGCAAGACCTTTATTTGCAACCTGCTTTGGGAAGTACTTTATACCTACGTTTACAATCAGGAATAGAGGCTGCAAACCTTTCTAATTTAGAGAAATCTTTATTAGATAATTTTATTACCGATTGTTTGGTATGGTACACAATGAGTTTATTACCCTTTGGATTGGGTTATCAATTTTTCAGTAAGGGGATATTACAAAAGACAAGTGAGGAGAGCAATGCTCCAAGTAGAGCAGATTTAGAATTGATAGGTAATGAATATAAAAAGACTGCTGAATTTTACAAGCAAAGATTAATTAATTATTTAAGAGAGAATTATTTATTATTTTCTGAATACTTTAATCCAGGCAGCGGATTGGATGTAATATTCCCTGAATTAAAAGCATATACAAGTCCTATTTATTTAGGTAATGTAAATGATGGAGTTAGGGTATTTTCTAACAATGCAACAAGCGGTGGAGCAACAACTATTTATCATACACCTGCTGCCGGAGACAGTAGTTTCTCAGTTGGTGGATTAGTTAATAAAATTGTATTAATTGCAATGAGGTCAGGATTGGTTAAGGGTATTACTAACTTACCAACTGCAAATGCTATGTATTTACAAATTAACGGTAATGTAATTACTTTACCTACTGGGGATGTAACACAAGAAGGAGAATTATTTTCATTCACAATAAGATAGATATATGGCTTATAAAAAAGCATTAATTCAAAGAGTTTTATTTTATGACCTACAACCAGTTAATAACAACAATAACAAGTCTGCTGCAAAATCACGAAATGATAAAAACGGCAAAGTACGCAACCCCGAAAGAGTGGCTACTAAGAGATGAACAACCAGTTTATCCGATTGCTTGTTTTTCAATTAATTCAGGTAGTTTAAATTTAGGCAGAGAACAGATATACAATGTTCAATTTTTCTTTTTAGATAAGAGTGGTCAAGAGGCTGAATATGAAGAAGATGTAATAAGCGACCAAGTGCAAATAGCTTCTGATATCCTTAGCTTAATGCGTACAGGTAGAAATAATTATTCAATAGATGATAACGTAACTTTTAATGCGATATCGGATAAGTACGAAGATTATTTGGCAGGGGTGGAGTTAACAATTAATATTTCAACACAAAATCAATTTACTGGATGCGACGTGCCATT